CCCCTTACTGGAAAAATAAGCCGTGAGCGATTACATCACCCTGGTCCATGACGGCGTAAAACTGGAGTCCGAAAACGCCGTCCTCTTTTGGTTCTCAGACCGGGCGGTCTGGATTCCCCGGTCCCTTCTGGACGACTACTCCGACGAGAAACGGTATGTCGAAGTTCGGAGCTGGTTCGCCATAGAAGAGGGCCTGGAGGCATACGAAGCATGAGCGGCATGACCCGAGCCGTAAAGAAGGCCCTGGCCCGGCCAGCGTTTCACTGGAAAATGCACTCGCACTTCGGCGGCACGAAGCAACACGGCCTTCTCTACCGTGACGACGACAAGGGTGTGCAGATGGAAATCATCACCGGCAGAACCAAAGGTCTTGGCGGCTCTTTCCATAAGCCCCGCCACTACTTCTTTATCGACGACGACAAACGGACGTTCCGCACTGAGGAGGAGCTTATGGCAGCATGGAAGGAGGCACAACTTGGCCGAACCGATTGTTAAGCATCTGAGCATCCGCCTCCAGGCGATGCACCGCCACGGTCAGATGGCGTGGGAACGCCCGAAGGACATGGGTATCGCTATGCTCTTCTACCTGGACCTGGGGGGCGAGGGTCGCCCGGAGGACATGCGGGAATATGGTCACGCCGTCACCATCGGGCGTGAAAAGCTGGACGAAATCTTCAAGGGAGGGGAGGCCTTCATCTACGAGAAGGACTTGGAGGGCGGCTCCCTTAAAGGCGAAGAGAGGATGCCCTGTGACCACCTCTAAAAGACCTGCCGCATCCCTGTTCGACCTGCACTATAAGTGGTCGAACGCCTACTTCTCGCCCTGCCGGACGTGGGAGAAATAATATGGCACTTCCAGGACAGTTGGCCGGAGACCTGAACCCCAGTTATCAACATGGACATACAAGCGGAGGTAGGTTCTCGCCCACGTATATTACCTGGGTTGCGATGATGGGCAGGTGTCGCAACCCTAATCACGTAAAATATCCGAAATATGGTGGAGCAGGAATTGAAGTGTGTGCCCGGTGGCTTGACTTCGATGGTTTTCTTGCTGACATGGGAGAGAGACCGGAGGGCAAAACTATCGACCGATTGGAGCGCACGGGTAACTACGAGCTTCTTAATTGTCGATGGGCTACTCCACTTGAGCAGACCCATAACCGAGTGGCGTTCGTCAATAGTAGTTCCCTTAAAACCCATTGCCCTCAAGGGCACCCGTATGAGGGCAACAACCTTCATGTGACACCCAAGGGATACCGGAAATGCAGGACGTGCGACAGATTAAGAGCACAGGCCAACCGAGACAGACTCAAGCAGAGCGAGCCTCTACGCACGTGGGGTCGCTGACCCCCATGGAGGCCCTTGAGGATGTCCTTGACGAGCTGTTTATACTTGACGACGCCCTCAAATCCCAGGGCGAAGAAGGAGTTATTGTATGGCAGAGGAAGAAAAAACCATAGGAGTCCCGGCCCGCCTCATTATCACCATCACGGCAAACATCGACATCCAGAAGATGCCCCCGGAGGTTCTCAAGAAGCTCGGTTCTGTCGAGGAATTGAAGGAGTGGGCGGCCAGTTTTAAGCTGGACATGGAAGGAGACCCGGAGTTCGGGAAATACTGCTCGGTCAATATCGCAACGGAGGAAGTCCTATGAGCGCATTAAAAGTCGTTCGTCCCGAACTTGTCACCGCCCTCCCCCCGGAGAACATCGTCCGCCTCAAGAACCGGCTGAAGGGCGTCCTGAGGCAAACCGTTATGGGGCTTATGAAGGTCGAGCCGCCCAAGGGTCCGCCGGATGCGTCGAGATACCATGTCGAGATAAGCGACATCTGGGCTGAGGGCTTCCTGGAGGCCATGGACATCTACCACGAAGAGCATGAACGGTACGCCCAGGAGTCGAGGAAGGAAGGGGTATGAATCTCATCGTCTGGAGGTCCACATGTCCGAACCCGTGCGACGACCCCGAGGTCAAAATTTCCATCGCCCCGGCAGAAGGCGGCGGCACCCGAAACGTCTTTCCATGGGTGCTTCCCATCGAGGAGGCCCGACGTTTCTTCGGCCCCATCGTCGATGAAATCACCGAGACCCCGGTCGAGGCCGTGGTCAGCATGAACATCTATTTGAAATCCGAGGACTATAAAGTCGGGGAGTCTAAGGTTTTCTTGACCGAAGCAAAAGCAAAAGGGGGGAACGCTTGATGCCGAACACGGAACGCAACGAGCAAATCTGGCAGGCCTGGGGCATGGGGAGGAACATCTCCGAAATCGCCGACCACTTTGTCCTGGCCCGGACCACCATCTACCAAATCTTGATGAAGCGGCTCCTCGTGGAGCTTCCGAAATGGACGGTCTGGGCCGACCAGAAAGCTGCGGCTCTCGGACACCGGCTCCAGGCTCCGTGGAAGATGCCCCGGCAATGGCACGAGGAAGCCGTGACTTCCTGCGCCCACTGCGGATACAAGGCTCGCATCACGAACCGGCTGGCCCTGCGGGGGAACGCCGTGAAGTCAAAGTGTAAGGCGGCTCCATGAAAGGCCTCTGGATAGGGATGGTCCTTATCGGCCTCGGCATCCTGTTGATGATGCCTAAGGCTTTGGTATCACTTACAAATATACTCTGACGCTGAGCACGGCCCCGGTCGGGGCTAAAAATGCTTAAACCCTGAAGGACTTGATAACCCCGCCGTCGCCCATACCTGCTCCAATGATTTTGGCGGCGGCGGGGTTAGACTTCCCCACCGGGCGAGCGCCTGCCTCGCCCATGTCCTCCGGTGAAACTCCTGGTCCGTCATCTGCGGGACCAATTTGCCTGGGCCTGGGTCGATGTCCCGGAACCATCCGAAGAGGTGGTCCACCGGGTCCAGGATGCCCACGGGCACCTCATGGTTGATGATGTCGTGTTTATTGGGAAGGGCTGGGGGGTGGTTCCTGACGGTGCAGGCCTCGGTGTATCCCCGGAACTCGACTCTGGGCGGGTCGTCCCAATACTCGACCAGGACGTAGATGAAGGCTTTGACCGTGCCCTCCTTGACCAGCAGCTTCGGGTCGTTGTTACCCAGCCTGCCAGTTTTTACGTCAACGGTCCCGAGCGGAGTGCGAAAGTCAATGCCCCCATCCCCCTTTTCCCGTATCACGGTGTCCACTGCATACCCGGTCTTGAGAGAAAAGAGAAGCTCGCCAGCCACACCAATCATGGCGAAGTCCTTGCTCAGAGGCTTGTAGCTGGCATAGTGCTTCTTGTTCTCGTAGCGGGCCTCTCCCAGCCACTTGCAGAAATGCAGGTCTCCCGGCGTGAGGATATACATCAGAACTTATCCAGCCACACGAGCCAGGGCATGAAGTATTTTACGGTGTGGTAGAGGCCGATGAAGAAGATTGCCAGTACCGCCAGAATTGTTAAGTATCCGAATAGCTTACCCATTTATCTCCCTCGTAGTGGCAGTATTTCGATATGCCTTCCTTTGTCGTCCACCTTCTGCTCCAAGACCCAGAAGTTATAGTTTCCGAGCTTCAGGAGCCGGTGGATGCGGTTGGTGTCCCCAGGCAGGGACGATTGTTTCCGGTGCTGCCGGACCCAATTAACGAACTCGATGGCGAGCGGGGGTCGCCGCTTGTTCCTCTGAAAGCGAGTCAGTAGTCCACACATGGGCTTGAAGTAGGTCTCCCGGTGAACCACGATGGCTGGCTGGAGACCCTTCTCTGGTGCCCGGAGGTCGAATGAGTCCAGGTTGCTACTGACGTTGTAAATAAAGCCGGGGTTTTTATGGTCTTGTCGCAGAAAAGAATAGGGCCGCCGCAACCCCTTGGTCTCCCCCGGCAGGAAGAGAGTGATGTCTTTCTCGCTTAATAGCAGCAGGTATCCGTCTCTCTCGAAGACCAGCCGGTTCCTCTTTTCATCCGAGACCCCGGCGTTGAATATCCAGCCAGAGAAGAGGGCCGTGGTCAGGAGAGAGTATTTCTTCTGGGGGACAGGGCCGTAAAGGAGCGGCATCTCAGGCCTCCGCATAAGCTCGGATGAAGTCGGCCAGAACCTTTGAGGGAGGTAGCTGCTCTTGACGACATGCGGCTAAGAATTTTTGCAATTCAGAGTGGGTGACTCCGGGCGGAGTCAGCCGGAGTAACTGAAAGACCTCCACCATCCCGAGACCAAAGGCCGTGAGGATGCCCCGGAACGTCGGAAGGCTGGGTATGCGGACGCTCTGTTCAATGTTTTTGAGAGCGTCGTCCGTCACCCCTACCTGCCTGCCGCACTCCAGGTAACTGAGGTCGTACTGTCGACGCATCCTGGAAAACAAGGCGGCATCGAAGTGGCGCTTAGGGTTCTGAGTCTTTGGCATCGTCCATGTCCTGTGGGGGGAGTATGGTGAGATTCGCCCCGCCGATAACCGGCAGGAGGTCTCCTGCCTTGATGCCATGACGTTTGATAAACTCTCGGGGGATTGTCAAAAGATAACTTCCCCCCTGTGCGAGCACCGCCCTCATGCACAGAATCCCTCCTTGCTGTTTGAACTTTTTTAATGTCATGGTTCCCCCACTGCGGGTCATTGTTTTTACTACGATTAACATAACTGTCACTGGAGGGCAAGAACAAAAAACGAGCTTGACTCTAACCCCTTATAAGTGCAGTTAAAGAGGCATCATGCCACCTCTGGAGTTTGAGCTTACCCCCACCCAAGAGGAGTATTGCTTCTCAACGGCGGTGGTAAACGCCCTCATCAGCAACACGGGCGAAGGCAAAACCTTCGCCTCGATTGCTGCGCTCCCGATTCACGCCAAGCGTTGTGGTAAGCCCATCCGGGGGGCCATCGTCCGGGATACTCACGCCAACATGAAGCTCAGCACCATCCCCTCCATCAAAGAGGATTTCGGCTCCATCGTTAGATTCTATGACGATGGTAAGTATATGAAAATGTTCACGAATCCTCCTGTAGAGATGCACCTGCTTGGCATCGACGACGAGGCGGCACTCTCAAAATTGCAAGGCCCTGAATTTGCCGTGATTTGGCTGGAAGAACCGGCCCCCATGAAGGACAAGTTGAACGCCGGGTTAGCCGAGGACGTGTTTAATGCTTCCCTGGTGCGCTGCACACGCCAGAAGAACACGGTCCCCCGGTTACAAATATCCATGAACCCGGCGGACAAGGCCCACTGGACCCACCGAAGGCTCATTACCGATTCCTGCATAGACCCTGACATGCCCCTCATCACCCGCCGAGTTTGGTTCATCCCTTACGGGGAGAACATCTTCGCCTCCGAAGTTTCCCGCCAAGCGGTCAAAGCTGCATATCGCAATGACCCGTCCGCCTATCTGCGTTATGTGAAAGGTGAGTTTGCGCCGGTCTATTCAGGGTCTCGGGTGACACCGCAGTTCAGCCGGGAACTCCACGTCAGCGATTTCTTTCTGAAGCCCGCTCAGGGCCTCGTGTCATTTCGTATGTGGGACGGCTGGCACAACCCGGCCTGTGTTATGGGGCAAATCACCCCAACCGGCAGGGCGGTTATCCTCGACAGGTTTAAGCTGGAGAAGGGCGGTGACATCCGTCAGCTTATTCAGACCCAGGTCATGCCTGCCATGGTGTCTCCACGCTGGAAGGATAAGGCGAAGGCGTGGCGGGACATGGGTGACTTCACGATGAAGAACCCGGACCAGAGTAACATCGCCCAGAGTCCGGCCAAGGTTATTGAGGCCGCCTTCAAGGGTATCTTCGAGCCTGGGCCTTCCACCTGGGCTGCGATGAAGATGGGCATGGGGCGGGCCTTCAATGGTAACGTCAATGGTCTCCCGTATGTAACCATCGACCCGAGGCTGGAGACCCTTATCTCCGGTCTTGAGGGCGGATGGCATTATAAAACCGACCTCTCGGGTAATGTCGTCGGCGTTTTGCCGGTCAAGAACGAGGTGTCGCATGAGTGCGATGCCCTGGCAAACGGCCTGAACATCATCTTCCCGGAGGTGGACGTGAATCAATTTTATGCCAATGCTCTTGCCTGCAATGAGCAGGCGAAGCGCCGGGCCTCCAGTTATGGCCCCCGGAGATAATCAGGTGTTTCGGCCCATCAGAGAAGGAGCTATCTGGACTGTTTATGGGGGAGTCTTCTCGTGGTCCAGATATTTCCGTTATCGGCTGAGGGGTCTTCGGAGATTCTATGGCTCTTAAAAAAAGCGGCTACCGTGGCTGGTGGCCCATGTTGCAGACAGTCGGACGCCGGACCCTGGCCGATGGCCGCCGAGTTAAGGTGGGGCAGGAAGTCCTTCGGAATATGGCGACCGGGGAAGTTGTGGCGACTGATAGGGGGTGGAACGCTGAACCCCCTCGCCCCTCGGGAGATGTGGATGCCAGTATCCGCCATTTGGCCTACGGGAACGATGAGTTCTGGGCAAATCTTGAGGCCCAGAAGCATCAGACCTTGGGCACGGTGGTCAAACAAGGGGACGGTAAAACCGTCATCCGCTATTAGGGGGACGACATGCCAGGGAAATCCAAGGACCAAGTAGTCGCAGCCAGAATCGCCGAGGGTGTCAAGGCGGGGACCGCCAAGGCCAAGCCCGGTTCGGCGTCGGCGCAGATGGCGAAGTCCATGAGCCTGCCTTCTGTCAAGGAGTTTGCTGGCACGCCCACATCGGGCCTGCCGAAGAAGGTTAAAAAAAAAGGCGTGACCTCCCCTGGTCGAGCCAAAAACGCTAAACCGGCTCCTGGCATGATGATGCCGCCTGCCGCCACGCCCCCGACCCCGCCCGTAGCTCCGGCGGCCCCGGTTGCTCCGGCGAGACCGGCAGCGCCCACCATGCCGACGATGCCCAGAACTGCGGGTGCATCTGCACCCAGACCGGCCATGCCCACCATGCCATCAGCTTCCAGGTCTCCCAGGATGGCAGCCCCGGTGGGTCCGGCGATGCAAAAGGCCTCACGGCCTCCCATTTTCGGGATGAAGCTCGGGAAGAAAAAATAATGGCAGTTGACCCGAAAAACCAAATCAAGAAGCGCATCAACGACATCAAAAACCGTGATGCCGATATTGATGTGAAGGAGAAAGCCGAGCGGCAAGCGGCTGCGAAGGCCTCCGTTAAAGAGAACGAGAAGCACTTCGTCTCCTTTCTTGAAGACATGGTTGACAATGCCGTCCAATCCGTGCAGGACATCCGCCGGGAGCAGGATGAGTGCTGGGACGTTTATAACGAGGTAGAACCGAAGTTTTACAAGGAGAAGGACGAGTGGCAGAGCCGGGTCATCATGCCGAAGCCCTTCTCTGCCGTGCAGTTCGGCGGGTCCGTCGTCCGCAAGGCGTTCGAGGTTCAGTTCCTCAGCGTCACCAACAAGCGCAACAAAGACGGCGAGAAGCTCTGGCAGGAACTCTTACCGAACCAGCTTGGCCGTCACCGGGGCAAGTTCCCCATCAGGTTCACCGATGCCGCCATGATGGGCTTTGCTATCGGCACCTCGATGGAGATGATACCGCAGTGGATACCGGGGAAGGGCCTCAATTATTCCCTGGTGGAGCCGTGGAAAATCCACCGTGACCCGGACGCCCTGAGCCGTGACCCCCAGAGCGGGATGTTTTGGGTCCACCAGGAGTGGCTCGATTACCACCTGCTCAAGTTCTACGAGGGACAGAAACGCTATAAGAACGTGGGGGGCCTGAGTCCTTTGGCTGCCATGAGCAGCAAGTCCGAGTCGCCGTACCTGAGCAAAGAGGAAATCGCCCGCCGGAAGAACCAGACCTGGAGCCGCTCCAAGTTCCGTAACGCCTTGCTGGTGTCGGAGTTCTGGGGCACCCTCCTGGACCCGAAGGGCGAGATACTTCTGCCGAACTGCACCTATACCACGTGCGCCGGGCGGGTGATTCAGGAACCGGAGGTCAGCCCCTACAAGACCCTGCGCTGGCCGGGGATGGCCTTCAGCCCCCTGCCCAACCTGCTCAGGTTTGATGGCCGGGGCCTGCTTCAGGGTGTTAAGACCCTCTGGCATTTCATGTGCGGCCTCCTGTGTCTGCACGCTGACAACCTGAACTGGAACGTGAACCCGCCGGTGGAGATAAACGTC